TCACTCCGGCACTACCGCCCATAATTCAGGCCAGCCGACATCATCGGGGAAAAAAGGAAAGCCTTCCCGGGATTCAATATTTTCCCACTCTTCCGTACTCAGCCTGATTCTTTCCGCAAACTCCGGGTCGGATTCCGCTTTTAACGCGTACGGTTCCGACCTTAAAATTTCCAATTGCTCGTCTTTGATTCTCAGAGCGTGAAGAGTATAGTTATGCCGCTGTATCTCGGCAGGATCGGATATTATTGTACCTGTTTCAGCATCATAAGGATAATTTTCTTCAGCGTCTTTTCCTGTCACGTCAATTAATAATGGTTTTGTACCGTCCGGATATGGCGGCCAGTCCGGGATTTCATCCGCCGTGAAAATATTGTGTATTACTCCATTGTAAATAAGCGCGATTCTCATTTTTTTCTCCTTACCATTCAATAAAAGCGTATCCGTCGCTACCAGAGGCACCGGGGGTACCACTGCTGCCGCTAGGGCCTCCGCCACCGTTTCCACCTTTTCCACCTTTGCCAAAATTTTGAAAACTCGTACCTATTCCGTACTGTGTTGTTAAAGGCTGCGCGTTAAGACTGTTTCCCTCGTTTCCACCACTACCTGGAGTATTGTAGTTAGATCCATTAGTTCCGTTAGAACCACTAACGCTCCCTGGTCCCGCGGAGGCACCACCCGCTCCCGCAGTGCCGGAACAGGCGGTACCGGCTTGACCGTTGCCGCCGCACTTTCCTCCCTGCAAAGTTACCCCATTGTTAGATTCGTCGGAAATGACGGTACTGCTACCGTTCGAGGCGGGATAGCCGCCCCTGCCAACTGTAACAGTTATAGTTGCGCCAGGATCTACTTCGTAAACCGTTTGAAAAACAAAAGCTCCACCGGAACCGCCACCACCGCCGCCGCCGCCGTAGGCGCTACCTGCATTACCGCCGTAACCGCCTCCACCTCCACCACCACAAGCTGTAACCCTGATCCTATTCACATTGGATGGAAGCGTAAAAGAATATGTCCCCGGCGTTCTGAACTCCCTGTACCTCACGGCAGAGACAGCAAAATTCGCTACCTGTCTTATCTTGTTCCAGAAAATTTGCAAGATGGCCGCTATCGGGTTAAGCGCGACTGCCGGTGTTGTAATGTTTGTACCTGTCCCTTCTTCCGCGTTTAACTGTACGTTGAGGTCGTCTGCAACCTGTTTAACCTGGGCCTCGGTGGCTATCAACGTCCCGTCATTGGTAGCAGCAGTTGTCTTGTTCGGCACCTTGGGTATGCCGATGAATTCGGGACTTTCGAGAGGAGCTTTTTCTGCAAGGATATTAGGAAGATTATCAAGCCCTTCGGGCAAAAGCGAATCTATTTGCTCCTGCAAGCGCCGGTCTTCCAGAGTTCTCTCCCGTGCTTCATCGCCAAGAGCTGTTAGTATTTCCGGATGGGCTTCCGGATCGGTATTGTGCTCACCAACAGCGTCCGCCAGTTCGATTTCGTCAATCCAGTCCGCGTTGTCAGAAAAATATGTCCATTCCGGGGATTCGTCCCATCCGGCGATTGCCTGATATACGCCGTTATTTGCGGCAACAGGGTCGTTGATGACACGGCATAAATAGTTGATATTTTTGTTAAGTCCTACGGTTGGCAGCTCCGCTACACTTGATTTTGCCCGAAGCCAAGTCTGCGTTGCCAGTTGCGCCTCATTAGTGTATTCCTTCGCGGCCTGCAAGATATCGGCGTCATCTGCCTCTAACCGCTCGACATCGGCTGTTCTAGCTTGTGTTTCTTCCTCAATCAAAATATGCGCAAGCTCAATACCGTCTTCAATGTTGTTCATGTTTTCCGCAGAGAAGGGCGTTCCGGGGTCATCTACCGAAAGCGGCGCATTGTCAAGATAAACTTCGAGGGGTGTTTCCTGGGATTTTAGAAACCTGTTTTTCCCGGTTGCTATGCGGGGTCTCCAGTCTGTTTTATCGTATGCCATATTGAGAGTGTAACATTCCCAACCGCCGTCAATCCTAAAGGAGATAAAGCCTTGACCTGCCTGGACAATGGGCATAAAATAAAGACAAAGAGGGTATTTATGAAAAGAGCTGTTTATCACTGCCAGAGTTTTTTATTAATAGTTTGCTGTATAATGTTTATTATGAGTTGTGGTGACGATATAGGGTTGGGATCTCAGGATGATTATGAAGTTACGCCTAAAAATGTGTTTGCCGGGGGAGAATGGGAAGTTACATATGCAAATGACGGCGGGGCAGAATATACAGATTATAGAAAAATATCATTTACAAATAACACATTTTCTTTTTATCGTAAAAAAAACAGGATCAATTTAGAAGAAACATATACTGGCACATACTCTTTATTTTATGGTGAATTCAAGGCTGAATGTATCAAATTTGTATCCGATACACCTGAATTCAACCGTACAGCGCGTTATGATTTTAATGAAACCAAGCCAAATGGTGAAAAATACCCTGATGGCACAGTGCGATTCATTGTTCAAAATGATATTGACAGCGTAATATCTGGACTATATACAAAAATAAATTAATGCTTAATTCTTAAAAAACCTGCGCTGTCACTGTATACATCACCTGTGCTTAAGCCAGCGGCGCCTGGAGGTAAATCCAACAGTCTAAATATTTTCCTTCTTGATCCGCCGTCAATTGTAAGGGCTGAACCTAACGTATCTCTATAGCCAGAATAATCAGTCCATTGTCTGGCAATAGTTGATCCGTCATCTCCCATGTCCATTTCAACTATGTACTGCGTGAAAACACCGTTACCTATACCGGCGTCATAAGTGCGACACCTAAGTCTCCATATTGGTCTTTCCCTAAAGCTACCAGAAACAGGAATCGATACTGCCCCATAGTGGTCATATACATCCTTTGCGGTGTGATCTGTACTAAATACAACAGGAGGAGTATCAGTCCCAGTTAGATCATTACTCGATATTAACTGCCCCGAAACAATATCACCGCGAAAGTCTGAACGACCTAAAATAGATATATTTTTAAAAACTGCCTCGATTGCTTCAAGCGATCCGTCTGACGCTGAAAGTCTAAACCCAGGAACAGCGCCGTCAACCCCTTCAAAACCTTCGCTCTCTATCACCCCGCCTCGCAATATCGTAATAACCTGCGCTTCCAGCGCTTCAATAAACGCTCTGAGCGCGAAAAAACGTGCTGCAAAGAGATTGCCAAACCATCCCATAACTTGTGTCAATTCCGGTATGTCAAGCCCGTCCTTAAAACAGCGGATATACAGCTCGGAGTGGCTTTCCGGGCCGCGCTCTTCCCATGCGACACCAGTCCACTGGTACACATAACCCATGCGCCAGACATGGGCGCCAACCGTGCCGTCGGCAACAGCCAGAACATAGTTGCTTTGAACCGCACGGACTCTGCCCTGTACCGTTCCTTTAATAATAAAAACTTCGGAATTATTTTCCGGTATAGTTTCTGCCGTTCCCAGATAACGCGCCTCACCGGCGCGTTTTTTTATTTGCAGAAAAAGAAGGGTGCTGTAAACCGTACCTTCAAATTCAGCCCGTACGGTTATGCCGTGTTCGTCTTCGAGCGCCGCATCCGCGGCAACGGTAATCTTCCCGTTTTGATCAATGCTCACGCCTTCCGGAGAGTCAACAAGCGAATAAAATATCCCAAGCGAAGTTGGCACAAAATCGCCTAACATGGGATCAAACAGATCGCCGTCCGTCCCGGGGAACCTCTCAACGCCGCCGATTACCGGAATACGGAAATTCCACTTGAAAAGAGCCGCCTGCGAAGTAAAGGGAAGAAGACCCGCCAGTATATTGCCGTCGGTGTCACATTCAAAAATTTTAGTTTGGGGCGAGAGCGTCAAATAAACGGGAACCGTGTCGGTGTTGCCGCGTTCCCCTTTGATTCTGACAGGCTGCCCCCATTCGCCGGAGTCAACCGACTCGGCGGTTTTCGAGGACTGCCACAAAGAGTTGGACGTATGCGCGTAATGCCATCCTCCGTTCTGCCCGTCGCCCGTCGGGCGCGGCTGCTCTTCCTCGCTGTCATGGTAGGTAAAAAAATGCCGCCATCGGGCAGGACCCGCAACGCCCGATTCTACGGCGCCGGAAACGGGAGTAATTTTATTTTCAAATTCCGGCAGAACAAAATCGGGATTGTCAACATCAAAAATGGCGGGGCTGTACTCGACGCAGGTAAGTACCGCGCTCAAGTCCGCCTGCGGCTGAATGTCGGTAATGATTAGATCGATAATTTCCTGCCCGCGAATACCGAACGCGTAGATATCGCCGCGGCACGGGGCATTACTTTCTTCAATCGGCTCCGTAAAGTAGATCTCGTCCGGTTCTTTTACAGTAGCGATATCCTTTAAGAGAACCGTGCCGTCGGACAGCCGCACCCGTATCGCGTACCGGTTGCCCGGCTCCGTTTCAACCGGCTCGTCAAGCCGCATTCCGGTATACTTACCCAACGATTCCGACCACAGCATTTCCGCGATACGCCCCTGCACCGATCCTGTCAGCGCCAAGTCGCCGGCGTACTGTATCCGGTCGCCTTTGTTGCACAGCAGGTATTCGATATCTACTTCGATCGTGTGGACAAAGGGGCGGTTCTTCAGACAGGCGTAACTGTACATTCCGATGCGCCGCGCCTGCGCGGAATCGGTAATGCCCCAGAGGTCTGTTTTCTGGACGGTGTCGGGTTCCGACAGTTTGTTGCCGTCCGGCGTGTTGAAAATTTCCAGTTCGCTTTGCGCGTAACCGGCGTCTTTGTCAACGAAACGTAATGCGACAGCATCCGGAATGTCGGCGCTGAACATAACGACGCTGTAACCTTTTGTATTTTTCGGAGTGAACAATTGCACATGGGACGGACGCTCGATATCCTGCACAACGGAAATTTTAGAATCGATGCGGAGTATGTCGGCGCGGGCGGTGCCGCCTATCATTCGTAAAAGTTCGGCGATGGTAACCGATTCGGACAAATACGCGTCGCAGTAATATTCATGCTCTTCGCACCACCGGTAAAAATTTTCAACCGACACCCAGTCGATGTCACCGGGATCGACCCGCTGCTGGGCGGGGTTTCCGCGAAGGGCGTGAAGGAGCATTGCCGCGGGGTTGCGGGTCTCCGCGGCGGCAAGCCAGTAAAGCGCGCCGGAGCCGTTATCCGAAAACACCGGCAGTTTCGATGTCGCGATATAATTGAAACTGTCAACTACCCCGTTTACCTTTGCGGTTGCCATGACCCGCAGCGCTATGATTGTAAGGTCTTTTTGACGTTCGGGTCGGATAGGACGCGCCGGTTTTATAACGCCGAACGAGTCGGCGTACGTTGATTTTATCGAGCGGATTGATCCCACGTGTACCTGATCGATAACCTTGCCGTCGGTTGAATCGGCGGTCAGGCGCACAACTTTAACCGTGTACTTTCCGGGGGCAAGGCCGGATCTTGTTATCTGAAACCGCTTGGTTTTAAGTTCGGCTCCGACTATAACGTTGCCGCCTACGAAAGTATTGCTAAAAAAAGAAAAGGACGGCGCGTCGAACGAACCCAGCAGTTCATACGGAAAATCACCTTCGGCTTTTTTATAATAAACCCTCACCTCTACTTCGGCGATGCCCAGGCCGCCGTCGTCGCTGTATTTACCGATACCGCTATGGAAAAATATATCAACATTGATCGTGTCGGTATTATCCGGCGTTGTGCGGACAATCTCGCCGGAAATTTTACCGCCGTCCGCGCCGTCAATCCGGTTCTGCAAGGGCGCGTTTATCATATCCTCATGCACGCAGTAGGGATAAAGGCTGGACGCCTCGCCGTTCTGGAGTATTTCAAGCCGCACGGCAGGATCCGCGCCTGCAAGAATTTGGGCAATGCTCTTGGTCTGCGACAGGTCAACGATAGAAGTTTCGCCTAACCTGATGCTTTCAAGATCGATAACGCAGTCTTTATACCCGCCGCAAAACAACTGCGTAAAAAACTGTTGATTACCAATTATCGACGTATGGGGATTGGCCGCCAAATCGGGGTAGAGCCTGTGCCTGCCGAACAGTACGGGTATTCTCCCGTGGGGACGCGCCTGATTTTTGCCGCCGCGTATTGACGGGTCGTTCTCGGGTTTTTCGCGGTCTTTTACCGTCGGAATGTTGATGTTCATCAGGACGGTGCCGCCGAAAGCCATCGACACTCCCGTTCCAACCAGCGCCGCTCCGATGCCCGCGCCAACACCCGTCCATCCGAAAGTAAATCCGATAAAGGCGCCCAGGGCAATCAGCCCCCATCCGCCGATCTTCATCGCGCTGCCGGTTCCCTGGGGGTTGTCGCCGTAAGGGACAAACTTGATCGCCAGAGTGTCGCCGTTACGCGCCTTTAGCGAAAAATCTTTTACTATTTCGCCGTTGCGGCACACCCGCGCCTGCGACAGGGGGAAGCCGCTGTCAAGCTGTGTTACGATTTCCGCTATTGTTTTCGCTTCGGCGGTGAGTTTTATGCGCTCCCTGCTTAACGGATTAAGCTCGGCGATTATTTTAACCGGCACGGTAGTACCCCTCTATGCGGCCGCGCAAGCCCGGGTGTGTTTCCCTCTGGCAGACGCTTCCGGTTTTTAAGCCGGTGTGCAGGATGTATCCGCCGCCGGCAATAATTCCTATATGGGCGGCAGCGCCGTGTTCGGTTAAAACAACGACGGCTTTTTCTTCCGGCGCCGATAGTTTTTTTACCGCCAGTACCGGTATGTTTTCGGCAAACAGCCGCGCCGTTTCCCGGACGTTTAGCGCATCGGCGTAATTGTCCGACAGCTCCGGCAGATCGATTCCGTATTCGTTACGCAAAACCAACCGTACAAGACCATAGCAGTCGCAACCGGCAAGCGTTCTGCCGTTGGAAACAAAGGGGATGCCTATATATTTTTTTACCCATTCGTACATTAGAAAAACAACCCCTCAAAATCTTCCGGCGTGTAGGTGTCTTTTGGAAACTTGCGGTCGATTAGATAAAAATCGTACACTTCGCCCTCGATGGCTTCTTTGGTCGCCTTCACATTACGCAGCCGGTATTTAAGCGGACCGCGCTCGTATGTGTCCGGCGTATCCGCCATGATAACGCAGACGGTAACGGAAACCTCTTTTCCGACAGCCTGTTTAATCGTCTGAAAAATCGAGAGGTCGGTATTGTCGATGGCAAGACGGCACGGGCGCGGCGCGTTTTCGGTTTGTTCCGGCAGGATAAGGGTAAAGCCCGCAGCGTAAAATTCATTTCCGCGTGAGGTGATATTTTGGTTGTTATCAACAAAACGCAGTACCGCGCCGCTAGAGACCTCGATTGTCAGCAGGTGCAGAAAAACTTTTTCTGTTTCGGGGGCAGTTACCGCAGCGGTTGCGTCTTGCGATATGCGGCTCATAATAGACGCTCCAACTGCATGGCGACTTCGAACAGTCCATCGACTGTGGAAACGACATAGTCCCCGGCGAAACGGAACTCGCCGGTCTCAAGGGTTGTGGGATCGGTGAAGTTAAACCGTAACACGCCGTCGGCAAGTACGGTTTCATAGAACTGTTCAAAGACCGCCAGCTCCATTATATCGAATACCTGCTTGCCGGAAAATTTTACTGTCTTCGCCGTATAACGGCGGCGGGCTTTTTTCGGACCGGCGTCCATCGCAGTACGTATAACGTTACCCTGTGGCTGTTTGGAAAGACCGTCTATAAGCAAAGTCGCCGGTAATAATTCGGGCCATGTGATATTTGCCATTTATACCCCCGCCGCTCTCAAATTGTACCGTGCGCCCAAAGGACGGTCGGCTTTTCCGGACGCGATATGGCGGTTGACCATTTCGCCGATTATAACGTCGATTTGTTTGTTTCCCATGCCGTCATCGCTTTCTTCCTGACGCACTTCGGCGCCGGAATTGTTTATAATGTTGACCGTTATCTGGGCGCTGCCGCCGTTCGCGGTTTGTACGCCGAGGTCGCCGTTGGGCATACGGGTTAGCGGCATGATTGCTTCGGGTCCGGCTTCGCCCATGAGACCGGTTCCTCGCGCGAATCTAAAGAACGTTGGATTTTGTACAACCTGATTAGTAAAACTTCCTCCGCGAGCAAAGGTTTGGATTCCGGCGGCATCAAAAATATTACCGTGAGCGTTTTTAGATGCCTTCTCTTGCTCTCTTTGAATACTCCCGTTCACATAACCGCCGATCAGCGCGGACGATCCTGCGGCGGCGATAAATCCGAGACCCAACGCCCATTGTCCTTGCGCGATCAGCTGCAAACCTGCTTGTAAAAACATCGTCGGCAAGGCGTTAAGAATTTCCTGACTCATGGCGACCAGAGCGGCTTGCATCGCTTCTCCGGCTTCCTTGCCTTGCCCAAGCGCGTTGCCCAGTTCTTTAAGACCGCTTAGAGCCGCTCCGGCGCCGAGATTTACAAGAGAATCTTGTATGCCTTCCAGTGTTTTCTTGAGTTCCTCCGCTTGCAGTAGCTCGTCCCGAAGATCGAGCATATCTTTGAAAGCGGCTATTTGTTCATCGGTCGCGCCGGTCGCCGCATAAGTTGCGATTGCCAGATCGTTCTGGGACTTACCTATTTCATCTATCTGTTTTTGGTATTCGGCTAAAATTTCCGTCCTACGGTGTTCGTCATTAAGACTTTTAATTTCTTTCCCAAGAAGTTTGTATTTCTCGATTAGCGGACTTATTGAATTATCAACCGCGGTAAATCCAGAATCTATGTCATCGGGATTTATTGAAAATAGTTCAACTAACGTTTTTTGAATTTCCGCCTGCTGGCTCTGGAGTATTCCGGCGATATCGAATTCTTCGCCTAACTCGGCAAATACTGATTTCCCCGCTTCAAACGAACGGCTGAATTCGGCTAGGTATATTTCCGCCGCCTTCGCGCCGGAGTCGCCGAACTGGGCGGGATCGATCTTTGCAATTTCGCCGTACCAGTCCTGCCAGCGTTTTTTTGCGATGGCAAGATCGGGCGTTTCTCCGCCACCCAACGGACGTATTGTCGCGCCGTTTGCAAGTTCGTTCATCTCATTTTGAATTCGTTCTATTTCGGCTTTTGCCTGCGGGGATCTGCCGTCAATGCTTCTCAAGACCCGTAGCATTTCTTCAGAACTTTGAGATGCTAACGCTTCGCCCCATCCCGGAGTTATCTCAAGAATTTTTTGCAGATCTGCACTGCCGCTTAGGTTTAGCATATTCAGCGCATCATTAATTTTTTCAATTTCGGTTGCGTATCCTTCCCACCAACTCATTGCATTTGGATCGACAGGCGTTTCCAAAACACTTATCAGCGCATTTGCGTTTGTCTTGATATTTTCAGCACCTCTATCCGTCTGCGCATTAAGGTAGTTAAGCCGTTGGTTCAAATACATCAATCTTGACGCAGCTCTTTCTGCTCCCTCAAAATCTCCCGTCTCTTTGGCGGCTTCATACATTTCCTTGGTCAGTCCTTTTATTTCTCTGGCAGCTTTTGCAAACGACGGAGCGCTCTTTATAAATTCCTGATTGCTTTTAGTCATTTGACTAATGGAAACATCGTAGTTCTTAGCAGCTTGATTCAGTTGCGAATTTACTCCGCTGATAAGCCCTGCAATTGTAGCGGTAACCGCGATCGCCCCGCCGATTGCCAGTATGTACGGATTAGCCGCAACCGTTGCCATTGCCGCGCTGATTCCTTTAATCGCCGAGATTGCCGGTCCCGATATGGCAACCACGCCGCCCATACCAAGTACAAAACGTTTAGTCCCTTCGTCCATATCGTTAATACCGCGTAGAATCGAGCTTGCGCCGTCTAGTAATTCTGTCGCCATCGGCAGCATTAATTCACCAAAAGACGCAAGCGCCTGTTTCGCGTCATCTGTCGCGGTATTAAATTTTTCTAATACTGTACCCGAGAGCTCGTCCATCATTCCGGCAAACTGCCCGCCCGGAGAAGTCATGCCCTTAAACGCTTTCTCCAGATCGCTAAAGCCGAGCTTGCCTTTTTCGGCAAGGCGGCGCACTCCATCCTCTGATGTACCAAGCTCTTTTGCCAGTTGTTTGAGAACAGGGATTCCTTGCTGTTGGAGACTAACCAAATCGCGCGTTGTAAGTTTTCCCTGGGCGCGCACGTGTTCAAAGCTTCCCGATATTGTGCCGAACGAACCGCCTGTTCCCGCGGCAACATCGCCGAGCATCTGAATAGTTTCGGTAGCGTACGCGGCGTCATGCCCCGCGTTTACCATTGCCCTGCCGAGAGAAAAGACCTCATCGGTGGAAAGACCGGGGGAAGCCCCTAGCCGCCGCCAGTCCTCGAATACAGTGGATGCTTCCTCCGCGGAACCGAGCATATTTTTCAGAGAGAGTTTTAGTTTTTCATTTTCGCCCGCAAACTTAACCGCGGCGATACCGGCTCCGGCAATTATGCCGGACAGGATTATACTTTTTTGGGAAACCGAATCAAGGGCGGCGCCGAGCGATTCTGTTTTTTTCTCCGCGCCGCCAACGCTCCCTTCGAGTTTTTTGAAATTTTCGATAGCGCGGGCAACCTCGGCTTCAACCAGTACCCGCAGCTCGTCTGTTACTTGCATTCCGATTCCTGTCCCGTTCTTTCAACAATTCCAACTCGGAGTCGAACAGCTCGACCATTTCCACTAACGCCGCCGGTTCTCTTATCCAGTCCGGACCGTGCGGCCATCCGTAATGTTTGATTTTAGCCCACATGTTATAAGCCGTATAAAATTCAGGAGTGAGATAGTCTTTTACCTCACTCCTTTTCACGACCCATTCCCGTAGGACTATTTTTTCTCCGGCGTATTCGGATCGGAGTTCCCGTTCGTGCCATCCGTCCCAGAGGAGTCCGAACCCGATTCGGAGATTTTTTTTTGCGTCTCCTTCATTTTGTCGGAACAAACTTCGGTACATATCGCCTGTACCAGAGAAAACATTCCGGCAAAACTCGCCCCGGCAAGTTGTTCTCCCGAAGTAATTAACACATCTTTCTTTCCGGCGCCTTCGATGACCAAATTTTTAATTGCTCCGACATGGAAGCGCAGAATCTTCGAAGCGTTGAATCTTGTCTGTGCCGATGTTGTAACAAAATCCCTGCCGCCGCCGTCTTTTTTCTGCTGCGTTACCAGTTCCGTAAAAACAAGCGTTCCGTGATCTTCGGCGGTCGGACGGATAATTTCCACAGAAAGACGCTCGTTTTCCGGTAGATCAAGGTTGCCGCATATGTCAGGATAAAAAACGTATTTTTTATTGGCGGTGAATTTCATTCATCGCCTCCGTTTTGTCCGTTCCCCGGATCTCCGCCGCCATCGCCCGGTTCTTGCGGGTCGCCCTCCGGTTCAAGCGGCTCGGGCCCTACAGCAGAGCCGCCATCTTGTTCCGACTGTTCGTCTTCTACCTTGCGGTAATAAATACCGGGTCCGCTTTTGCCGTCAACCTTATAATTAAAATTGAACGGACACACTCCGTCGATAGGTTTGTCCATCTGGAAAGATTCCACGATGATTGGGAAATATTCCCACATTTCAACTTCGCCAACCGTGATAGTCTCGCGGCGGGAAAGCATAAAATGATGAACGCCTGTTTTTGCCGGCAGTCTGGTAATATGCGTCCCGTCGTCAATAACAACCGCGCTGAACTCGTTGACAAGCTCCCGTTGTTCTTCGCTATCGGTATCTACCTGCCCGTTGATTGAACCTGACCGTTCTTTGAACGCCGACGGTTCGTAAGCCCGTGAGCCGGTCTCTACATCGATCTGTGTGGACACATCGATAGCTTGCCCTTGCGCAGCCGCGCTGACATCGGTAGTAAACGCCAGCTTTTTCTTGTCCATAAACACTATGACATCGCCGTCAGCCAACGGCTGACCTTTTTTTGCGTAGTAGAAATTGCCCTCTTTTAATTTTTCTCCGCGGGCAACAGACGGGTCTTTGTCCGGAATGCCGCTGCCGTTTGCGGCGCGGCTCTTGATTTTATAAAACCCGTCTTGGGGAATTTCCACATCATTGCCCCCAACAATCGGTTGCCCGAATTTTACTCCGTAGAGAAACCCTTCTTTTCCGGTAGGTCTCATATTTCCTCCTTCGGGTCTTACCCGATTATTTTCGCCGGATACGCAACCGAAACTTCCCAGGTTTCGGCATAGCGTACCGGCATAAATGATTCTTCCTCATCAGGATACTCGAAGCGTCCGGGGACAAGCCGTCTCCAGACAGCCTCAAGGTGATAAACTTGATCCGCTTTCACATTAACGCGCAGCGGCGTTTCGTTTAACGGCGTTATTTTGCGTAACGCGAGGATTGTATCCGTAACCCACCGCGCATGGGTGCCTTCGCTTTTGAATATCGCGTTAAAAGCGATCCGTTCCCAGCCAAGTTTTCCGGCTTGCCGATTTTTATTGTCAATGCCTGCCAGTTCTATTCCGGCAAGATACAGTTCTATCCGCGGACGGTTCGCCGATGCCTGTTGCGGTGCAATCACCGCTTCTAGCCCCATGTCTCTAATGCCTGCTAACAGCGCGTTCAGAATTTTCTCCATAACGTTTTACTTATTCCCCCTGAGAGATTTTGCTACCCCTTCCTGTACCAGTTTGAGGATGTACTCCCTGTCTTTTTCATCAACATACAAAAACGGACGCACAGGAATTTTTACCGAGCGGCTTATTATAAACAACGCGAATTCTTTTCCACGTTTGCCGCCTTTCCCGCTGCCTTTTTTGTAGGCGAAGAAAACCTTTCCCGCGCTGAAAAAGCCGTAGCCGCCCGCTTCCATCGCGCTGATGAGCGAACGCGGCGTCCATGCCCCGTAAGAGCGCATGAGCGTTCTGGTTTTCGCACTCGCCGGAATAAACAACGCTTTTGCGCTCTTGGCGGTAATTGTCCCGCCTTCTTGCTGGATACGTGCATATTTGAGGTTGGTACTTGCGTCCGCCCATAAATCGCCTGAATGGGGCGCGATGCTTTGCATAAGTTCTCCGCGGTCGCGCAGTGTCTGGCTGCCTTGTTTAACCTCTTGCGTTAACGGCGCGTTCGGCGGGCTTATACCGCCGTTGATTTTTTTGAGGGCGCTGCTTTGTAAATACATCGCCGCTTTTTTCATTACCGGCGCAAGCCCCGATCCGATCAGTCTCGCGTAATCGGGCGGGCGGTGTACTACCTTAACCCCCATAAGGCGGAGGCTCCATTGAAGTCATCGCTCCGGCGGCGGGACCGGGACCGTCATCGTACTTGGTAGCTATACTGCCGAAATACGTTTCGATCAGATCCGCCGCATCCTGTTCTTTGGCTTTGGCGCGGCTCTCGTTGCCGATGTACGAAAACAATTCGTACACGGCGCGTTTCAATACAATGGTTTTGATTACGTCGTTGGTTTCATCGTAAACTCTTCCGGTAGACGCGACTTTTCCGTAAACCCACAGCACGGCTTTATGTATCGCATGTTCCTTGACACCCTCGTCGGCAAACGACGCCGTGCGAAGATCGTTTGGGTTCAATTCTTTTTTCAGGTCATCTACGGTTATAATTGTTTCTCGCATAATTCGCCCTTATAAAAATGAACTGCCGGACGGCGGCCTACCGCCCGGCAGTTAACCCGTCTGCTTTTCGCGCTGGCATCAGGTCATTCGCTACCAGGGCTACCTTGTCTTTCCAAGGTGTCAGGCTGCCGCGGCAACCATATTTTCTTAAAAAGCATTTCCAGTCCTTGAGCGGGTAACCCCGCAAAATTTACGATGCGAATCTACCAAACACGATTCCCTTGCGGTTGATCAACGGGAATGGTTTGCTCTTAACAAAAAGATCCTCGCCTCTCTGATCCGTACGCACCTTGGTAAACGCATAGAACGGCACCGCCTGATTCATCACCACATCGTCAAGCTTGAGATAGGGCATCTTCTGACCGGCGTTGACCGCGCGCGCCATAAGTTCACGCGGTTCCATCATGTGCTTGGTTGTCTTAACGCCGCTGTCGTCAATGTCTATCCAAGTGTCGTTGTCTAGGAGAATGTCAAAACCTGCGATATTAATTTTTCCCGGACCAGTAGTAACGGTGTAAACCTTCTGTCCCATCGCAGCGGTTATAATTGCCCGGAACACATCTTCGGACGCGATAAATTCAATTGGACCGCCGATGCCCTTGTCACGGATCGCCGTTGTCATTTTTTGGAAAATGATTATGAGCTGTGGTATGGTAAGTGTTGCCAAAGTTTCCGGCAGGTTCAATCCTTGAATTTCCCCGTAACTTACCTCATAGCGGCTCATAGCGGTCCCGGCTTGCATCATGTAATCGATGCTGCCGCGGTGCGCCTGGGCGCACAGGGCGCGGGTAGTTGAGCGAACTACGCGCAGGTGGTTGGCGATGCGCTCGTCAATTATCTGCTGCTTGCCCTGATCGGTTGCCCGTTCCCATTCGTCAACTTCAACCGCGGTAAAGATATCGTCAATCTCAATCGGCATCGGCTCGATTACCTTGACTGACATTCCGCTTTCGGGGCGCACGCCCAACCCTCCGCGTTTGATCACCGGCACATTGCCGAACTCCGCCTCAATCTCCGCAACGGAGATGTGCGTGGAATTCTTCAACGGGCGGTTGGTGAAATAATTCATCGCGTTAGATTCTTCAGGCGCGTTCTGCGCGATGATCCGTTCAACGTCCTGCGGTTTGATTATAATTGCCATAGACTACCCCTTCCTTGCGCTTGTAAAGAGCTGTAACGGATATATCCCCGCGCTCCGCAGATTGAAAACCAGTTCCTCGCTTGCCGCCACGGGTTGATTTCCGCTTGAATCCAGTAGTCGCCCGGCTACAACCGCGCCATGCCAGCACACCAATACTTCCGCGTTCTTGCCGTCCGAATCTTCAGCTAACACCGCGGCAGGCGTGTCGACAGGCGTTGGCGGGTCGTTATTGGCAGGCGGCGGCGGATTGCCGACGGCAGGCACCAGTTTGTCTCCGGTGCTATTGAACTTCAGGATAGTTCCCGCTTTTAATTTTGCGGTCGCGTCCTCGAGCAGCGCGGTATCGATGATTGCCGGATGCCCCGAATGGATCACCGCCGATTTGTTTTTAACCGGCACGCTCTCGTAGGCTACCACGAGAGAAAGAAGTGCACGCATTAAATTCATTATTGAACCCCCTACATTTTTTTTGCGGCGCCAGCCCAGTCAACAGGCTTTTCGCCGTCGCTGCTGTCGCCGTAATTGATTCCCGACGCTCCGACCTTTACAGGTTCGGGCCAGCCGCGGAGGATTTCCCCCAAGAGCTGAAGTGCGTCCCGTTTTTCGGTCTTTCCGTTATCGGAAAAATCGAAGGCTCCAACAGCCTCAATCTGTCCTGCAAGGGCTTTCGCTTTGGCAGCGATGCCTGCGGGAATTTTCTGCGCGATGTCCCGATCAAACCCGTCCAGCCGCTCGCGCCGCCGGTTAGCCTTGATCTCCGCAAGCTCTTTCTGCACATCGGCAAAGTCCGCGTTAGGTGCAGATTCGCCCGACGCTGCACCCGCTGGGGGTTCCGCTGTTTGGGGAACTTCCGCTGCTTTTGCGGCTGCCTGTTCGGAGAGAGCTTTGTTCTGCGCCTCAAGTTCCGCGATCTTCGCGTCCTTTTCAGCCGCAGCTTTTTTTTCCTCTTCTGTCATCATTGTATCTTCATCCTCCTTCTCCGGGATTTTCCCGGAAAATTGATACCTGTTTTTCGCGGCGTCTTCACCGAAGTCAACCGCTATCTGGGTCAGCTCTTCAAGACCGGGAATTTTCGGCGGCACCGCGCCTAGTATCGCCAGATGATGAAGCACCCGCTTGTTATCTGTCGATCTTCTCGGCATGGAGATTGACCATCCGTCGTAGTACCCGCCCTCGTAGAGCTTGTCCCCTATCTCGCTAAATATAACCGGACCGATTATTGAATTGCCGTCTGTGGACGACCAACAGTCAAGCACGTCCCCGAACTTCGGGGCGCGGTCGGTTACGTCATGCCCGATAATCACCGGGCGCTTGCCGGCAAAGGTTTCCGCCATCTCCGCGATGTCCTGCCTGGTGATTTCGCTTCCGTCCAAGCCCCACCGTCCGGCTCGTGCAAGCTCAAGCGTTCTGATTCTTTTCTGTGCCATTTATTTACTAACCCCCTGATAGATCGCTATCCCCGCCATCGCGGCGCTCAAGCTCCCGAATAAGATCGTTAAGAATTTCCATTTTCTTAATGACGCCCTGTAATCCGTCGCCTGCTGATCGACAAGCTGTGAGAGCTGCTCCAATAAGATTTCTTTCCTCTGCCTGTTCGATTCTAATTCGTCCAGTAATCGCTCTCTCGTTATCGAGTTCCGTTCTAAGGTTTCCAACTGTTGCTGTAAGCTCTCGATTTGTATATTCAAGATCAGCAGGTCTGACAGAATTTCCTCTCCCAAGGACGAAGCCGGTTGCGCCGCCAAGAAGGACGGCAATAAAAATGAAAATAGCAATAAGACAGAAATAAATTTTTTCATTCATGATGCCTCCTTACCCTATCGCGTTAAGCAACATCGCTTCTTGCCTACGGCGCGATAAATACTTCTGGTGATCAACGCTCCACCCTTTTGGGTTGGCCAGATGCAGTGCCGCTTCTTTGTAGTTGTCGACTCGTAATGCTTCCCACGCCAATCCCAGTCCGGGACTGACCGCCCTGAACGGAGTACCGAACTGATAGCACAAAGAAACCGCCACAGCCTGAACTTCTTTCGGTGCGGCTTCAAAATTTTCTCGTCCGAATTTTAACGCAGTTCCCATGATGTAGTGCTCATGGACAGCGTCATCTATTTCTTTCACCCGTTCAGGAGTTATAGCAAGCGGCGCCTCTTTAAGTTTTTGCATGGCAGATTTTTTTTGCAGCCCGATATATGGGTCGAGTATTGCCAAGGTTTCATCGGATACCCCCATAGACTTTAGCCCTACCCTTGTTTGCTGTCCCAGGTCCACCCCGGTCGCGATTGTAACTCCGGACGCGCCTTGCGGCTCACCCTTATATGGATCGAGCCCGCCGAACCATGTGCCGCCATCACAGGGGATATAACCGCGGGTATACGCCTTGCCCTCATATTGGGCGAGGATAGTATAAATAAAGTCGTAATTAATCATGTGCTTATTTTTACATGGAGTAGGCGCGGCAAGCCGTTTCTGGCAAGGGGCTGTGATTTTGAAAAAACGCTCTTAAACGAGCCGTTTAAGGGTAAAAGGTAAAATGAGACGGGGACTGTAATCGGTGCATGAGTTCACCGGTGAATTTCCGTTGAATAATGGGTGTTAAAAGATAGGCAGGGGGACGATTTTTGGCTTTTTATGTTGGCGTCTTTATTTCTCTTGACTTTTCTCCGTTTTAAAACGATACTAAAACCATAAACAGCTCCGGCAAACCTCTCCCCACCTTAATTGGCGGGGCTCCCCGGAGATCAATTTTCCATGCGAAGATTGTTTTCCGGGGAGAGGCCGATGCCGGGGCTGCTCTTGACTTTTTCCAGTTCTTTAGTTATACATTGATTATGGGCGGTTCTGTGAAACTTCTTTCCAGGGAGAAGGAGGCCGATGACAGGGCCGCTCATTTTGTATAACGCAAAAACCTATTCCCCCATGAAACCAATACAACTTGCAGATGTTCGCTGTTCCGTAATCGGTTTCTGACCTGCCGCGTTATTTCCTCTTGGGCAAGGCTTTGCGGCACTTCCATCAAAACCAGCGTGGCTCCTTGATCTCTTGCGCGTTCTATCGCTTTTTCTATTGAATGTTTCCCTATGCTAAAGACGTGCTTAATATCTGCCGTATGTCCGTCGATTATCGTATCGGGACTTTTTGCCGAGATGCTTTCCGGCATAAAGAAAACTTTATGTCCTTCATCGGCAGCTCTTTGCGCCAACCCTATTTCATCGGTTTGAATCAATTTGCCTTTTGCATCCCACTCGTTCATGATGCCTGGCTTCGCGTCCTTTGCCCTCCTGATATATCCGCCAGACGGAAGCTCTGCCAACGGCGTGCCATTTAAGGGGTATAACGTCTCGAACCCGCCGCGGACAATTTTGTGAGCGTAGGCGGGCATACCCAACTGTATAGCCGCCGCCGCAATCTCGCCGTCAATGCCGTAATCCCTCGCCCGCTTGATCATTTCCGGTGTTAGCCGCCAGTAGCTCTCCTTATCCAGAGGATAACCGCCGAATCCTTTTTGCGGCTTAAAGTCCCGATCTGTTTTTGAATAGTATTTATCAGGTCCGCCGGCATCATCTATTTCGGACGGATCATAAATTCCCCTAATCGTGGATCTACAGCAGTGATGCAGTCCCGGCCAGTGGTAGCCGTCCCGCCATATAGGGTCGTTGTATGGGCGGATAAACGGCGGGTCGGAAAGCGCGCGACACATATCCGACTGCCTGGAATCAACAATGCCTATAAATTCAAGCGCGATGGGCGGGACTTCCTCAAACGCCTTTGCGCGCCCGGCGTTATATATCGTAGTCTGATTTGTACGGTATACTGTTTCCCAATAAGCCCCGTTACCCCTCCCGATCCCTACGCCGTCAAGTATCTCATCGTCAGTCATCTTTAAGAAACTGGAAAGCCCACCGCCTTGTTCAAGGTTGTGAAGCATAATACCCTTCATGTGATTGACAGTGTCCGCATCGTTAAGCCGCCCGACTGTAAACGCCCGGAAGCGCAGCTTGTCGTCAAGCGCGTAATACTCCTTTTTAGTTAACGGGATCTGTGTTCTTAAAAATGACACTGCCTGTTCAAATGGAAGGGTGCTTATCGGCATATCGGGCAGCAGCGGAGTATCGGCAAAATCATTTTTCTTTTTTTCGCCCTTTGGCAAGGCGTCGTCTATACCCATTAAAAAAGAGCGCATGAACAATTCATGGGCGGCAGCCATCGCGTCAGAGTCCGGCGGCAGAACAGCGGTTTTGTCTTCAAATTTTTCCGGATTATTCGCAATGTCCTTTAACCATGCGCGGATCCGCCTAAGAAGGCTTTCCGTTATTTGATAACGGTACGGCGCTTCCATGCGGTCTAGCCGCCGGGCGTTTTCTATTTCGGCTTGTTCCGCTTCCGCCCTGTCCGCAAAAAAAAACTGTTTTGATCTCCGTTGTCGGCGCGGTCGCTGAAAAACGACTGGGAAGACGCCGGCTTTACAAACGAATCTTTTTCGTTTTCAGGACGGGGCAGGTGTACCTTTTCGTAGAGCGCGTTCAGAGATATTGGAATGTTTCTGTCGATAGCGTCCCTGATTATTTCCCAGTCGGCGAAGTCGGTTGAATCGATATCGAACACAGGCGCAACATTGCCGGGGAAATTAACCTCGACAAAATAATCGAATAACAGCTGATCCGACTGTTGGATAAGGTATGCGTCATGAACGGTTGTATATCCGTAGGTTTCAGAGTGAAGCATCCCTTGGCTCTTTGTTCCGTACTCCGCCTGGCTAGTCATTAAAGACTGCGCGGTGATGCCGTAGGATATTTCCTCATTGCACACGCGGACAATGGTTTCAAAATCTTTAATCGCGCCGTCAACCACTTTGATTTCTTTAACGTTGGCGAATGCCCCGGACGAGCCGCTCTTCATATCGCGCAGCATTACCGTCAGCTCTTTCGCCGTTCGCTTTGCTTCCTCGGCGTTTTTCGTTTCAAAGATGGCGAGTATAGACGGAACTCCCAGTCTCTCCGCCGCCTGCATCCAGAAGCGGAAACCGAGCTGTTTGAACTTCCACGCCCAGTAGCAGCTCCGCAGCGCGGGCGTTCCCCAGAGGTTTCCGTCTCCTTTATCGTTACGGTGAATTATAAATTTTTGCGGTTCGTCCAGAGGTTTGTTCAGAGACGACAGGTAAGGAATACCGTGCCGCCCGTTCTGCGGAAAATTGATCGCCGTCCGGGGAATAGGGATAAAATCAACCGGAACAAAAAGATTACCCTTCCTGTCCCATACAATTTCGCATAACGCGATGCCGTAGGGAATGGCGTTCAACAGGATCGTGTTCAGCTTATACAATAAATTGAACGTCAAGCGTTCGCGGCAGGCGTTGTCTACAAGAGCGTTGCCGGAGTCTGTTATTGAACCGAACATCTGCTGAACGCGGTTCTTGCGGTTTTCAACCAGAGACTCAATTTTGGGATCGTTCATCATTTTGGTAAAAACTTCCTGGCTTTCGCCGACCGATGCTAGCCAGCTATTGGTATCGTCCAGATAGCCGATAATCGACCGCATGGACGATGAGATGTCAACTATTTGCGTTGTCAGTTCCTGTTTTCTATTTGCCATTTTTAGTACCCGTAAAATATTTTATCAGTACCCGAATCGGTAGAGACGATTACAGGCGGGGCGTTGCCCGATCCTTCCTCCCATGCGTAAAGGCACATGGCGGCCGCAACCGCGCCGTCGCCGTGCCGCTTCGCCTTTTTACCGTCCCTATCGGCGCGTTCGTCGTTAGGCACAACCGGCTGTCCGTTTTTCAAAATGACGATTCCAAAGTCGGAAAGAATATACTGGTCATTTGGAACTATAAAGTCCCGCCCTTCCAACCTGTTCTTGAGCCGCTGAAAAATCCCCGCATACCACGCGCGGGTTATCATCACCATTTCCGCGCCGCAGGGCAGCCGCTGTGCCGCTACCTCCGCAAGCGCCTGACCGTTGCCCCGGCTGTCTATCGCCGCACTGATAAGATTGCAGTTAAGGTGTATGAGCCATAATATTTGCCACTGCTGATCGTACGGCACGTTGTTCAATTCGATGATAAGGCGGCTGTCCAAGTCCTGCTTGCCTTTTTCTTCGCCAATCCAAATTACCGACAGGTTTCCGCTGCGCGCGAAGTCCTGTCCCAGACAGCACCGTCCTTTAATAGCGCGTAACAACGGTTTGACTTCCGCATTGAACCACTCATCGACAAATTCTTTTCGCTTTTGCGGACTCTCCCACATAAAACTGTCTTTGCAGTCAAGCCGGACAATCGGCAGTTTGGCGGTGTCTACAGCACAGGCGGCGAGCATTCCGTATGGGAAATATTTTGAACCGCTGCGCGAGGGGATAACGTCCAGTTCTTCCTCGGCGTTTGATTTGTATATATTGCGAATGTCTTTAACAAATTCGGCTTCGCCCTGTGCGGTGCATTTCTTGTCGTTTTTCAAACAGATGCGCTTGTACAGCCCCTGCTTAACCGCTTCGGCAAAGGTAGTGCGGTGTACGCTCCATTTTTTCTCCTTGCCGTCGCGAATGTCTTTTAAGAACAGGCAGAACGCGCTGTCGTCTCCGTTATGCGTTGATATGATAGAATACGAGCCGTTCCATATAAGCATGGCAAGCGCCGCTTTTTTGATCTCGTCGAACTCATCGGTAAAAGCCGCCTCGTCCAAAACGACACGCCCCTGCTTACTCCGCACCGCGTACGATACGCTGGGCAGCCCAACGATTTCTTTGCCGTTCAGAAACGTTATCCGGTACACTGTGAATTCTTTGCCGTCTTCTTTGACGATTTTTTCCTGCAGCTCGCCGGCGGCTATATTGACAATCCCCGCCCAGAACTTGGCGTCGGCAACAAACTGGCGGGTCATATCCTTGTTATATGAAAGATAATAGGTAGATTTTCCCTTTGACCCCTGCGTTTGCAAGACAGAGTTCAAGGCTTCCGTCCACGATGCCCCGATCCGTCGGCTCTTCTCCCATATCTTGAGCGGACTTTCGTCCTCTATCCACGCTTTCTGGAAAGGAAGGAGCAATTCCTCTTTGGCTATTTTCATTTCGCGCCGAGTCCAAAAACTTCAGCTTTGATATATGCCATTTTTTCGTCAGAGATACCAAGCTTTGTCGCCGCCGCTTCGAGTTTTTTTCCGGCGTCAAACAATCCCTGCTTGCGCCCCCGTTCATAATTCAGCTCCACGTTAGCCGCAAGCCCGATGGCGCGCGACACTTTTGTCAGCAGGGCTACTTTGTCGCCCTGCTCCATCTCCTCGAAATTTTCAATATCGGATATCTCTTCAAGGAGCTTCATTGCCGCTATCCTTAAACCCGCATCGGCGAGATCCAGCCGCGGCGTCTTGTCCGTCGCGGCGATAAGGACTTTTGCCCACTCCTGCTTTTCCTTAATCTCTTTAAGCGTCTTGGTATGATTCTTAATGGTGCGACCTACCGCTCCCTTGCTTATCAGAAAGCCCTCTTTTTTAAGTTCTTTGGAAATGTCCTGCTGTCTCATTCCTTTGTTGACATACATGTAGACAATTTTATCAACCAGTCCCTGTAATTCGACTTTACTTCTCCGCGGCACGCCTTCCCCCCTTCAGCGCCGTTACGCTTTCTTTGATGTAATCGAGCTTTGCCTCGATTTTTCCAATGCTCCTGGCGATTTCCAACTGTATGTTGTGGGTTGCGTTTTTCAGGTCGCCGATGGCGGTTTCGTTTTTCTCAATTCTTTGCGCGAATATTTCCATCGACTTTTCGCCCCTGCCTTTTTCAATTCCCATCTTGACCCATATTGTCAAAAACCCGATTACAGATGTCGCCCCTACGATTATGCCGATCACGTCCAGACTCATATCCGCCCTCCCTATTATTTGCCATCGGAGTTTTTGCCAAGATAAATCTTGTCCTGCCAAACATTGGCGCCCAGATACGCGATAATCGGCGCAAGTGCCATCATCGCCAGATTGTTGAACGCCGACATATCCCGCAGCACGATGTAGGTAACAAGCGCCATCGACCACAGCGCGATCCATACCTTCACGCTTCCCAGTTTTCTTAATACGTTCTTCATTGAATAAAACTCCCTGCTTCTATCGTATCAAATGGAAATGCGGTGAAGCCGTGCCGGGAAAAGAGATATAAAGATGTATTTACGTGAAAGTTTAAAAGATGAAACCAACAGCCTAGTTCAGCTAGTCTTTGAATTTTGAAGGCTCTTTTTCGTAAAAAAAACCTCCAGTTTTTGTAAAACCTAGTAGCCCGAATTTTCCTTCCTTTTTTAAATTATGGGTATTATCCTCTATTTTAACAGCCGGCATCCTTCCCCAATTAAGATCGTTAAATATTTCTTCCTGTACCCATAATGATATAATAATATCTCCGTCGTAAAAATTCTTTTTTGTTTTTATATAATGATCAAGGCGGAAAAATTTGGTTAATTCATAGTCGTTAAAATCTATACCGCCATTTAATGTTATGCAAAATATTTTTTCCGGATCATTGCAATAATTTGGTATGGATATTTTTCCAATAGTACCATCAAACCTTGGAAATATCGTCTCTTTTCCCTTTAATGCGGGAAAATGCTCTCCCAGCTTTTCTCTTTGCACAACCGTTGAGAATTTTTCCATCGTTACAAGAAAATCATCTGCGGATAAAAATGCCAGTTTCATGCAATCGCCAATCTCGCCAAAAGAAAGAGCTCTGTTTTTTGCCTGTGATAACGCTTCTCGTTTCATTAATTCACGTACATTTTCAAGAAACTCATTATAGTCCAGGCTGTTCTGCCTTTGAATGTTTTCAGATTCAGCCAAATCGAGCAATAGATAGTACATATAACCTTGATGCTTCAGTTTTTCTGAAAATTGTTTCGCCTGAGTTTTCATGGTTGGAAAAACTAGAAAATCTTTTTGGTCATCATCCTCAATACATCCGTCAATATGAAATACTATCTGGTTTGAAATGTCGTTATTACATGACGAACAATAAATTCGCGGCTCTTTAATTTCTTCTTTGCAGTGTTCGCAAGACAGTGGCTGCCAGATTAATACTTTCGCTTTTATTAATTTCTTTATTAAATTGATAGCTTCCACGCCTGATAGATCAAGAGTAGAAGTAAAATCATCGAGCGTTATATCCTTGGAAAAAGCTGTCCCGAATAATAGCTTATGGAGTCTTTCTAGCCTTTGGTCTTGGATATCCGTCTGGTTTCTGAGATAATTTGTTAAGTTCAGAAACGAAGGCATCGCGTACTCTCCTTGAATAGTCGGGGGTTCGGATTATCCACTCCCCGCTGTTGTTCTGGTATTCAAATGATACCGCTTCTATTTCAGAATCGGCTTCAGGAGCAGCAGGCTTAAACGCTTTAAGAAAAATGCCCGTACAGTTAAGTGATTTTTCATTACTTAAAGCTCCCCCTTGAATACGTGTGCGCCATCTATCAAATTCTTTATTTTCATCAAAAAAGCCCGCAAAGCTTTTGTATTTAATATAATAATCCTTTGCGGCTTTGGTTACACTTTGCAAATCAAAAAGACGCAGCATTGCCCTGACATCCTCGGCATTGTCTGTAGCTGTTTTTTCAACGTGGTAGGATGCCCCGCGCATAACTATAAGATAATCCTGATTGTTTTGCCTTTCCAGTTTAATTTTAAGAGACGGGTCTTTTATTTCTCCCTGGACATCAATAGCGGTAAATGTAGTTTTGTTTTCTAGTTTCATTGTTTCAGCAATAAAAGATAGCGCTTCACTTCTTGCTTTCTGTCTGTCGTCAGGCTTTCCTTCTATTTCATTCCATTCAGCCAAATCTGATAATAGTTCTATTGTTTCATTTCCCCAGTCAAACTCAATCCCGACATGAAATTTATATGGAGCCGTAACAGAAACGCACACATCCTGCAATGAATCGATTGTGTCATAAAAATGTTCTTTCACTTCTAGCTCTAGTTTTTTCCATGTATCCTTTTCTATATCCTTCTCTTTCAGCCTTGCTTTCATAACACGGGCAGCGCGTCTGCTTACAACAATTTTCGTCTTTTGTTCTTTTTCATCTTGTATTACTTCCTGAATTGCCCAGCCTTCTGTATCGCCAGTTATTGAATATTCATGAACCGGAAATGCCTGCAATTTTTTCTTGTCCTTATCTGAAAAAGACGGTGATTTTAATAGGCGCACGGCTTTGGGCGATAGCTGCTCAAATCGTGCAACAAACTTTCCAAAACATGACAGATCTCTATCATAGGCAAGTATTTTCTTCAACACTTCATTTGCGTCATTACTTAATAAAAGTTCATTCTTTTTGATATCCTTTTTGGAGCCCGGATTATTATCCCAAAGTTGTCTAATATATTCCTCGCGCAACTGCTTGGGAAACGCATTGTGACCATGCAAAGACCACAGGGTACAAAAGAGAGTCTTTTTATCTTTTATATCCAAAGCAGTTGTTACTTCTTTTCTACTCGTCTTTGTTAGTTCTTTTGCCATTTACTTCACTCCTTGTTATATTTCTACTAAACCTTCCTCAACAACCCCGAAAAACACCACCCCTGAATGCCGTTTCCCGCTTTTACATAAAACCACGGAGCCGGTTCATAATTTGGATATTCGATTACCGCCCCTTCCTTGATAAAAACAACCGGCGTTCCCTTTTCCAAGACCTCTATGGGAGGCAGTGAAAAATCAGGTTCCGCGCGGAGTTTTACGCTCTCGGCTGCAATATGGGTTGCTTCTGGAAAACGGGTTTTGACTTTTGAATATTCTTCTCTTTCTATATATTTTAGGATTTGTGATAAAATTTCACCTTGCTTTTCCAAATGCGAATCTATCTGGTTGATTTTCCAGTACCAGCAAAAAAATTCACGGAGAACAAGAAGTATTCCAAAAGAAACAATCGCCACAATTATGATAGTAAAGAAAGGTAAACCGCTCATCTTACTTCACTCCCCTTTAACGCCGCACTCACACCCCGCCTCTCCGTCCCGGCACAATAACCAAAATCGCCCGCACCTTGCCGACAATCGACAGCTTCTCGACGCTCTCGCTAAAACTCTCGTACATCTTATTGTCGCTGATAACCTTGTACCCGTCGGAGCCGAGCTGCACCCGCTTCACATACGCCGTGTCGTACGTCTTTAGAACGTAAATCCCGTCCCCGTCCCAGCCGCCGCCGTCGCAAACGACCAAGTCCCCGTCATGCAAAGTCGGCTCCATGCTGTCCCCCTTCACCGGCAGGCTTGCCAAGTGGGGGTATTTCGCAAGATGCCGAGGAACCCGTACATACCGCGCCGGAACATCATCCCCATCAAGCTCCGCACCGTACCCGGCGGAAGCCGCGTTCTCCAGAACCGGAATCACTATCCCGTCGTTTAGCTCACTGTCCCCATCGTAAACCAGAGGAACTCCGGGCGGGTGTTCTATTGTACCATTGGAAGCGGTATCGGGCAAGGTAGGATTAAGCCTCTTTTGTGGCTTAATGTCAAAAGAATTTATATTGTCTAGCCTCTTTCGGGGCTTTAGTAACATTGATCCGTTTCCTGTTAAAAACCAGTCAATGCTTATTCCTATCTCGTTTAAGGTTTTTATAAATTCTTTTGATGGCTCACGGTTTTTTGATTCGTATTCTGAAAGCGTGCTTGCATATGTTTTTGTAAAAGCCGCAAATTCTGCCTTGTTCATGTTAAAATGAGCCCTGATTTGCTTTATTCGCTCTGAATAATCCTGATATTCGACCATAAATCCCTAATTTACAAATTTCTAATTTTTATTAGTATTTTGTAAATTATCTATTGACAAAATTAACAAAATACTACGATAATAAATACATCGGAAAGTCTTTAAACAGGCTTTACGAAAAAAAAAGAGAGAACGGCGTAATTCCGCCAAGAAGACCGCCGTTCTCTCAACACCACCCCATAAGGAGGCTACTTTGATTATAACACCACAAAAGGCTCCGGGCAAGCCAAACATGCCCTATCGTTTTAGACCTTCCGTTCAAGAAGGTCAATATATTCGGTACAGGTTAAACCTCTCTGGAAAAAAACTTGTAGAAATCTCCCGAAAATTGGGACTCCACCCAACATGTACCCGCAAGGTTGTTTGCGGTCTTCGCCGCTCATCGCGTATCGAAGCAGAGGTCGCGCGAATACTCGGCAAAGCGAGTTGGAACGAAGTCGTGCTAGAAGCCAGAAGCGAAATCCAGAAAAAGCCTGTCAACGTGATTATTCAGGAAATGGAACAAAAAGCGCATAACAGAAAGAAGGCGGCTGATGAGCGAATGACGATCCAGATAGCGCAGCGGCGGTCTGAACTTGGCTGGGATCAGCCCGCGGCGCAAAAACAAACAAGGAGGAGAGCATGAAAACAATTGGACGGATCGGTTCTTCATCAGAATACACAATATTCAGTAAATCCAGTATTTTCCACCAGTTTGTCTACCAAGGCGTGTTATATGAACACGATCAATTAAACGGACGATACTACCGCCTCGAAGAGCCATGCGGTATCCATTCACGCATTTGGCGCGAAGGCGGCATGGCTCGCAGACGTATTTCGGCGGCGTTATTCGCCCGCCTTCTTAAGGAGTGCGAAGAACGTATCGACGAAGCGGAAAAGAGGGGTGCGGCATGATTTTAGCTGAACAATACGTATATGGCTTCCGTAAATATGCAAAACCTTTGGAAGCACTAGAGAAAGCATTTAACGCTGCCGGAATGAACATTAAATTCCATGCATATATAGACACTGTTTACGGCAAGGTAATCGAGGTAATCGGCGGTTTCGCTTCGCAGAAACTTATCTGCATCGAAGCCGACAGCCCCGTTGCGGCGATAAAAGATGTCGCCGAAAAAATAAAAATTTCTTAGGAGGAAAAAATGAACGATAAAAAACCAAATTTCGCCAACGGCTTCAATACTTTCTGCCCGGACTGCGGCATATTTTTCTCGGTGCAGATTGAACCGGACGTTATAGGGAGCGTGTGTTTTTGCCCTTACTGCGGAGAGGATAACCTGCTCACTAAAACTACAGATCTTGTGGATCATTGTTTAGACAACGACACCGATCCCGTAAATTTCTACAGGGCGTTCCCGCCCGACGAGCCAATCCCCGAATCGCGCACCGGAGCGACACCGCGGCAAGTCTCGATAATCATCGACCTTGTTGTCGCGCGGAAGCAGGAGAAACTTCCCGTAACCGCCGAAGCCATCGCCGGAAAAAGCGATTTCCACATTGAAATTGTTAGGAAAGTCTTTGAAGAATTGCACATAACAGAAGCGGGAGGCGCGGAATGAATTTAACAATCGACCAAATGCGTCAGCAGATGACGGAAAAGATTAAATCCATGAGAAGGGCTACGGAGGGCGACATTACCGATGAAAACGCGCGCGAAGCAATGTCCGCGTTTAGCGAGGCGGAAACATGGTATGCCGCAGCTCTCAATAAAAAACGCTGGATGCAGATTCATTCCTGCAAATGCCAGTTTGAAATTGCTGAAGAGAATTTTTGGAAGATCGTCAGGGGAGGCGCGGAATGAAAAATATCTACATATCAGGTCCGATTACAGGAAGGCAGTGGGAAGACGCAGCTAATCACTTTAGCAAAGTCGAACAAAGAATTCGTAAAGCTGCCGCTGACAACAGAATAGAACTATTGACCTATAGCCCAACGCGGTTTTGCTTGCCTAGCTTCGACTGGCAAACGGCGATGAGGGTCTGTATTAGGGAATTATCCCACTGTCACGGTATCGCCATGCTGCAAGGTTGGCAGAAATCAAAAGGCGCGGCAATCGAATTGAAATTGGCGCAAGACCTTCATATCCCGGTGGTCTACATTGAGCCGCCCGCCGGCTTCATGGACCTCAACGAATTATTTATCGCGGCGCCTGAAACGCTGCGGTATTACAACGCGCGCCTGTCGCGGTTCCAGCGCGAAGGCGTGGAAGAGTCTCTCGCCGAAGAACGAGCGGCGGCGGAACTCGCAAACCGTTACCTCGACCCGTATGGGTTTGAGTATATAGAAATTTCCAGGAAGGAATAGTATGGGTACGCAAAAGAAAAAAGCGGATAACGCTAAGGAACAAAAGTTTATGACCGACAGCGCAGGGCGGTCGGTGCCGGAAGAGCTTGTGAAGGATATCGACAAGCTGCGGGATCAGACGGTCAGACGGATCGCCGACGAAGCGGTGAAGATGAAAGACGTATTAAACAAGTTCAAGGAAAAAATCCGCGAAGAGATTTATTCGTTCGTTGAAAAATCCGCAGGCGAGTACGGCGTGAAGTGGGGCGGCAAGAAAGGGAATATCACCCTTAACACCTACGACGGCAAGTACCGGTTAGTGGTATCAATGAACGACAACATCACCTTTGACGAGCGCCTGCAGGTAGCAAAGGAACTTATCGGCAAATGCCTGAACAAATGGAGCGCCGGCGCGCGCCAAGAGATCAGGCTGCTTGTCAACGACGCTTTTCAGGTTGATAAGGTAGGAAAAATATCGACAAGCCGCGTTCTTGGCTTGCGCCGTCTGGATATTCAAGACGCCGACTGGAAAAAGGCGATGACTGCAATCACCGAAAGCATTCAGATCACCGGAACCAAGCAGTACCTTCGCGTCTATGAACGTGATGATAACGGCGAGTATCAGATGATACCGCTGGACGTAGCGGCGCTTTAGGAGGGGAGCTATGAACTACACAAAATTTTATTTAGCCATTCGCCGTTACGCGAAACGCAAAATCACGCGCGCGCGGTTTTTGATTGAATGGAGCGACGCGCAGCGCCAAGACAGGACGGTAACAGCATGAACAAACAATACGATTCCGGGGCAGCGCCGATTGCGCTGTTCAATAAAATAAAGAAGTGGGACTATGACAGTTCTGTAGCGAAAATGCGCCCTCTTATCAAGCAGTGGAAGCGTGCGACAGAGGAAGTTCTGCGCGAACTGTTTCTGGCAAGGGAATTTCTTACAACCCAGAAAGGGCAGTACAAAGACCCCGAAGCCGATAACTACCTCATTCATTCATGGAGCGGATATTGCGGCGAACTCGGATTGTCGTATCAAACGGCAAACAACTGGCTGCGTCCGTTTACCCCAAGGGAATTGTCAGATACAGGCAGGGATGTGCTGATGCTTGCGCCGCCGATGAAAACGGAAACAACAGCGGACATCGCCTTGTCGGAAGCCCGCATTGCCGAGGTTTTGCGTACCGGAAAACGCCCTGACGACTGGACCGACAGGGAAGAAAGGGCGCTTAAACAGCGGCTTGAAAACGCGCGTCTGGCGAAGTTGGCGGATGAATACAATACGCCCGCGGTGGCGAGAACCAAAACAGATTACTTTACCGACATCCTGAAAAAATCAAAGGCTGTTGTCAATTTCAAGCTGACCAGTCGGGAACAAATACTGGCGCAAGCGGCAATATTCGACCACATCGAGGCGTACTTAAAAACCTTCAATGATCCGGAAACAAAAGCATACGCCGCGTTTAATCTCGCGCTCAAGGCGCGTAATCTTGCCAACGAGATCGCGGACATGAATTTTCAATTAAACGAATCGCCGTCGGCAAAGGATGATAAACATGGCGGCTAACCTATTCGCGTCCGGTTCAAAGCTGTCTAAAATGGCGGCGGTCTACAATGATTTCCGTCATCGTGACGCATTGATGCCGCTGACAGCAGTCTACGAATCCCTCTCGCGCGAACACGGGGTGTCAGCTTCATCGATTAAGCGTTATGTCGCCCACATCAAGAAAAACGGCTATCAGTCAAAAGAAAAAAATCCGAGACCGTTAGTCGCGTGGGACGCCGAAGCGCTTGAGTTCTTCAAACGGTTCTTTCTTTTAGCAGCAAGGGACACAGGACGGTGTACCGTCCGCAACGCCTACAGGCAAACGGCTCTTATGGCAGAGCAAAAAGGCTGGAAGATCGGCTCTGAACAATCGGCGTACATTTACGCGAGGGAGATTCATTCGGCTCTCAAGCTCTACGTCAAAGGGGGCAGTCGCGCCTTGGATAACCTGTTCTACATCGCGCGCGACCTGTCCAACCTTCGCCCGTTCCAGATCATCGTCGGCGATCAGCATCGTTTTGACTACTGGGTTATTGATGAGGACGGCGTGTATTTCCGACCGGAGTGTTATCTCTGGCTGGACATGCGTACGCGCCTGCCTTACGGCATTGCCTTCGATCGGCACTACACAACACGCACCGTGTTACGCGCACTAAAAATGGGCGTGGTCAACTTTGGCAAGTTCGAGAGTACCTACAACGATAATGGCGCAGGCGAAAAATCGGCAGTGGCGGATTATACCATTGAACAGCTTCAGCAGTACGGAATGAGATTCTGCGATGAAGGCGATCTGTACCGCACGGAAACAGGCGCGTATGTGATCGAGGGCGAGGACGGCAAAATGCTCAACGTGGTCAAATCCCGCACCGAGTGGAAAAAGCAGAACCGCCGCATCTTCGCCAACGTTAAAAACGCAAAGACCAAGCCTATTGAGCGGTTTTTCTCCACACTGGAACAAATCCTGCGCGATATGCTCCTGCCGGGCGCGGTTATTGACACCGGCGCCGATGCCGCGGCGGAAGAGGAATCAAACCGCCGCTTGGAATGGCAGAAAGCAAACGGCTACATTCTTCCCTTCGGGGATTTTGTTCATCAAGTGTTAGCCGCTCTTGACACCTACTCGCGCCGCGTCCACGGAACGCTCAAGCGCAGCCCGTTGGACGAACTCAAACGTGCCGCAGAAGTGGAAGGTTGGCGGCAAACTTTTATCGAGCGTGAAGACATAAAGTACCTGTTTATGGAACGCGCCTACGCCACAGTCCGGGGCGACAAGGTAACGTTAAACGGAAAGCAATACATCGGCCCGAACCTCACACAAGACATGATCAGGACAAATCGCGGAAACCTTACGGGTCTCAACAAACAGAAAGTAGAGTTGCGTTACGATCCTGATGATACTAACCCTGATGTCTGGGCTATCGATCCACGAAACGGTCAGGCGATATCCCTAACACCCGTTACGCCAATTTTCATGTTGGACGATGACGCCGCATCAGCCGCTCTTGAGCAGAAACGGCGCAACATGAAAGCCGTGAAGGAAACCTATCGTTCGATAACAGCTGACGCGCCAACCCTCTTTGATCAGGACATGTTCCAGGAACTAAGAGATTCACGGGCGGCAGCCGCTGCGGACGGCAGGAGCATTCCGGCGCAGCCTGCCGCAGACAACAGCGTTCAAGTCCCACAGCAGCCGTTAATTACCGATGAGGAATTCCGCTCACTGGTGGCGGCGAAAATCACCCTTGAGCCGGTAATTCATGAGAGATCAAAGCCGGTCTATTTATCGCCCCGCCACCGCTACGAGGCGTTATTAGCCGCGCGTATAGCAAACAAAAACATATCCGCCGCCGACCTTGCGTTCATGGCGGATTTCGAATCAAACATGACGGAAGAGCAGGAGAAATATTTCGCCAGCCAAATCCGCATGAACAAAAAAAATAATAAGGAGTTTTTATGAGTTTAAGAACAATTTTATCAGCTAACAGACTTGGAAACGGAACCGCCGCAAAAATTCTCGGCGTTGACAAAAGCACCGTTTCAAAGGTCTGCTCCCAGACCTACCCGAACTGGGAGCAGAAAGAAACGGAATTTATCCAAACCCTCAACGAGAAAGGATACACTAAAACTATACCAGACGAATTCAACGTTGACACGGACGTATTAGTCGCCACCCGATCAGTTGACGCCTTCATTAATCTTGCCGACGATCTTTCAGACCCCGAAGGCTCACGTTGTTCTTCTCTGGGCATGGTAATCGGTACCGCCGAACGTGGAAAAACCCACACAGCCCGCTGGTATGCGGAAACCCACCCGAACGCCTGTTATGTGCTATACATCGAGCATACCACCCGCGTTCAATTCCTTCGGGATATCTGCGAAGCCCTCGCAAACGTCCGCCCACTGACCTTCGGCGCGTGCCTGTCCCTCGTTCACGAATGCTGTAATCAGCGCCATCGTCTCATCATCGTTGACGAAGCGGACAAACTGCCCGTCTCTTTCCTTGAACTATTACGCGGTATTAACGAACGCTGTTCTGTACCGATACTCCTCGCCGGCGAGGAAGGCTTGAAAAGCAAAATAGACGGCGTCCCCCGGCTCCGTTCCCGCATCCGCAAGCCAGTTGTCTTATACGAACAACTCAACGCTATTGATGTCGGTGTTTTTTATTCAAGCGCCTGCGGCATCGAAATAGACCGCGAAATCGCCGAGGTTCTGGTCAAACGTTCCCGCGGCGCATGGCGTTCGCTCGTTAATGACGCTCTGTCCCTTGCCCGCATGGGACGCGCTTCCGGCATCGCCACAGTTACGCCGGAAATGATCGAGAAGTTGGCGTGAGGGGGGAGGGATAGTATGAAATACTACTGTAAAAACTGCGGAAGCGAGTTCAAGCCCGGAAGCGGTAATTTAAGTATGCCGCCCGTAGACAAGCCGTGGGTACACTGCCCGTTCTGTGAAAAGAAAGACGTTGAGTTCGGAATAATCCCCGACTACGAAACGCCGGAGCAGTACAAAAAGCGCACGGGGAAGGCGTATCCCCAAGAAGGTCCCGTGTGGTTCAGTCATATCGATGGGGAAAAATTCCCAGATGGCGGTTCTTGGGGTGTGTGTAGATATAAAACTGCCATTAGTCTCGGAGACGTACCAATTATTTGTGTACAAGGACCCAATCCGCCGCCTGACGACTGGAGGTTGGAATGAAATGTCCTTATCAGGATATTGGCTGTTGGTATATTGATGACGTAACGCATGATTGTGAAGCAGAAAAAACAAGCGATTGCCGTCATCAAAATTTTAACGAACAGGCTGAACGTTGCAAAAACAAAAACGAGGATGAAGAAGAATGAGCGAATTGAAAAAAATTAAAGCGAGAATTAAGAAACTTTTTGCTTTGTCAAAATCACCTAACGCAAATGAGGCGGCTATTGCTCTTGAACTGGCACAAAAGCTAATGATAGAACACGGTATTAAACGTAATGATGTGGGTGAATTTGAAGTTATTAGGGAGAATGTCAGGGGGAACAGCGGCAAGAAACCTCCAAAACACGAAGCATATCTCTCTAGCAAGATAGCTGTTGCATTTGGCTGTAGAGTATCTTATGGAAACAAGGGGTTCACACCAAATTTGCATTTTTATTATGGGTATACTTTTGTAGGGCTGGAGCATCGCGTACAAATAGCTTGCTTTATCGCGGAAGTTCTTATGAGAAAAATGAAGAGTGCCCGCAATAATTACATGAAGCAATTAACAAAGACACGCTCAAGGAAAAATAAAACAAAAAGGGCTGATGAATTTTGCTTGGGATGGGCTGTTACAGTAGTTGATAAACTCAATCAATTTACAAATACTCCCGATGAGCAATCGGCGATTGATGATTATGTCGCTAATCTCGAATGGGGAGATGGTCTGAAAACAATCAGCCGCAGTGCAATAAAAGGTTCTACGTTAAATGACTATGCGAACGGTCGCCGTGCGGCGACTGGCGTGCAAATCCAGAATGGAGTTGAAGGCAAAGAGTCCGGAGCGTTACTTTTGGAGGTGAACTGACATGACAGAAATCCAGAAAAAGAAAATGATCAAATTAATTCACACTCAAAAAACACTCGCAGGCATTGACGACGAAGCCTATTGTAGTATTCTCATGGGAGCAGCTGACGTTCAGTCTTCGCTAGGCCTGCAAACCGTATCTCAATTTTCTGCTGTAATTACTGCTCCCAATAATCTCCTTGTCGCACAAGGAAAATCACCTTTGGGCGGATCCGTTCAGCCCGTTCCTCGCAATGTTTATCTGCTAGAAAAAAGAGCGCAGCGGATCTTTGGTGCTGACAGAGATAAGCGTTTCGGCGGCTTTATTCGCAAACTTGGAAAAGAATCAGTGAACGATCTATCCCCCTGGGAGATTAGAAAATGCCACGGATTTTTATCGCGTATTGAACAAAGCGGAGGTAATTAGTAGTTATGCGGCGCGGCGAATTGTTTGACCTGACAGAGTTACGCACCCCCCTTACCCCTGATCAAAAAAACAGCGCGTTGCGCCGCATTGTTTATGCCGCCCGTTGCGGCGCTCAATACACCTATACCATTAAAGAAGCCTGCGGCATTTTGCATATATCCCACGACGAGATAGACTGTTTAATTCACTTTTATCGCCTTGACGCTCTCGCCCTTGAAACAATTTACCGCATCCCCTGGTATTCACTTGCCGAGTATCTCCTAGATACAGACAACAATATAGATGAGGTTTTCGATGAATATATTCGGTCTCGATATAGAGCAGCCTGATCTTGATGAAATTAAGGCGGCGCTCATCGAAAGCCAAATTGAGCGGCTGCCCGGCGTTCCTGTATTCTTATCAAGAAAAGAATGCGCCACGATCCTCGGCGTTTCTATGAAGGTCGTCAATAAACTAATTGAAGCAGGACATCTTCCCGTTGTTAAGATACCTGATGATGATTTTCCAGTCTCCTGTGACTTGCTCGGTCTGCCAACAGAACAGCCTTATACAGAATGCATTTTACGTTCTGACTTGGTTGAGTTATTAGATAAATCACTACTTTGCCATAAGCCAATTCTAAACACGGAAGATGATCACTAAGGTCCACTAAGGCTCGTTAAGGTTCGCTAAAAATATCAATTTTGACTATAAATCTGGGTCATTTTCGGTTGGAGTTGACAATGATGGAACATCGAATTTAATTCTTGGCGCGATTACGGGCGATATAATTGGCTCTGTTTATGAGTTTCACAATGTTAAGCGCACAGACTTCGACCTTTTTACACCTAAAACAACGTTCACTGATGACAGCATCCTTACCGTTGCGACAATGGAAGTCCTTTTAGGCGGTAAAACCACAGCAGGCGATTATACGCAGCTGTATCAATTATATGGAAGAAAATACCCAAATCGCGGCTGGGGGAACCGTTTTCATTACTGGATTCATGCTGATGATCCTAAACCTTATGAAAGTTGGGGAAATGGCTCGGCAATGAGAGCAAGTCCAATTGGTTGGGCTTTTGACACAGTTGGAGAAGTTCTTGAAGAGGCGGAAAAGAGCGCGTCTGTTTCGCATAACCATGTCGAAGGTATAAAGGGGGCGCAAGCAGCCGCGCTTGCCGTCTATTTTGCGCGTAACGGAGTAAGCAAAAGGGACATAAGCTTAAGAATAACAGAAAGGTTCGGTTATAACCTTGACCGCACCTGTGACCAGATACGCGCTGACTATTCCTTTGACGAAAGCTGTCAAGGTACAGTCCCGGAAGCTATCGTTGCTTTTCTTGAAAGTGAAAGTTACGAAGACGCGATCTGTCTTGCGATCTCTCTCGGCGGCGACAGCGACACTCTTGCCTGCATCACCGGCGGTATTGCGGAAGCGTATTACGGCGGCGTTCCATCAACCATCGCCAAAAAGATAATCTCCCTCTTACCCGCAGAGTTGATCAGCGTAATCACGAAATTTTCCAACAAACATTACTCTAAAATAAAAAGCCAGATTGAAAAGGGGGAAGGGTACGCCGCGATGGGTATTGATTACCTTTCCAAAAAAATGTATTGGGAAGCGTCTGAAGAATTCAGCGCTGCGTTGGACTTTATCGCCTGCGAAGAAGACGACGCCGCAAATGAAAAGCGCATCCAATGGCTTGTCTTGCATGGAGACGCTCTGCACGGACAACAATGTTACGAAGACGCGCTGGAAGACTACCGGCAGGTTATCAAACTTCGCCCTTCCATGACCGAAGTGACAAAGAAGATAGAAACGGTCATAAGCGAAGGCAGAAATTTCAATCCTCATATTGGTGAGGATGATGAGCAGGAAATTGATATAGATGAGTTACAATATGCGCCCAATAATGCACGGCAAAGCCGTGTAGATGAAAAAAATCAACACGGCGTGGCGCACAATAAATGTTCTAAAGATGAAAAAAAGCGCGAAGGCTTTAGCCTGAGCAGTGCACCCACGAGGAGGGAAAGTACACAAGAAATCGACATCGACGAGTTAGAATATGAACGCGACGAGGGTAGATATGATGGAGAAGTGTAA